CAGCTAATTCACTCTTACGGAAGTACGTAATAGCATTATAAGTATCAGGCAACTTGTTCTCAGTAATGAATCTACGATATGCTTTAATATCTGAGACTTCTTGTTTAAAGTTTCTAATCGTAGTGCTTACTACTAAGTCTCTATTCTGTAATACCTCCCACCAATAGTCAATTGACTTTGGCAAATACATATCAGCTTCAAGCTTGATAGTATACTCGTACGGACTAATCTCGTATACTTGCCAGTCGTTCTGTAACTTCCACTCGGTATCGGGAGCTTGGTCGCCGTACGGAAGCATTTCAGTAGTAATGATTGTGACATTGGCATCAGGCATCACGTTTAAGATGCTATCCTTAAGTACATCAGCGCAAACTTCATAGTCAAGTCCTTGCGCCATTATGACGAAGCCTTTATTCATTAATCATCTCCACGTATATTTCTTTATCCATCACGTGGAAGTCTTGGTCTTTGACTGTGATATACTCTTTTCTTATTTTGCCCCGCTGCCAGTTGTCAAACATGACCGTATACTCTGTACCAAGCTGGTCATCACCATCACGATAAACTTGCGTGTTTTTTCCAACGTGAAGTAAATCCCAAGGAATAACATCGCGGGGATTACTACCATGGCCGTTAGCAATACGGAGGGCAAGAGTAAGAGCGTAATCGTTGCGATATACAGGGGCGATAAAATGATGAATGTTGGCGTAGTGTTCATAGTTCTTTTGTACCATTTCTAAACATTTAAATATTTGCTCTGCACGAGTAGACTTGCGGAACTTCACAACAGTAGCCCATAGTGTTTCATAGCTATATGCGCTCAATAGCTCTTGTGGTGCGCCAACGTTCATTAAGAAATTAGTTCTGTCGTGGCAGCAAAAGTCTGTGTCAATATCAAATAAGGTTAGTAGTTTGTCTGAGTTGATGATATAGTCTACGTCCAACAATAGCGTTTCGTCATACGGGCTAAGTTCGTAAGCCATATAACGACCTTTGTTGATCCACATTCCCCAGTCACGAAAGTTATTCTTATCCGGCGTAATCTTTACTACTTCATCCCAAAGCTCATATTCGTCTGCGGGCATAGAATCATCATCTGTTACTAATGTTACAGGCAGCTTTAAGAAATGCTCAACACGCTTTGCAGTATGCTTAGCCATATCATAGTAATTATATTTAGGACTATTGAAGGCAAATAGTATTACACCGCGGCTCATCTTTTGCTTTCTAGTTCTTTCCACTCATTGTACCATTCCGCCATGACATTATTGTAAACATCTTTCAATTTAGTTAATAACTCGCTGCGTTCTACCAGTACTGGATTATCAAATGTATCCATAAGAATAAGTTTATCGTGTCCACCATCGGGCATTACTGTTAAAAATGCAATAGTTTGTTGATCAGCGCGCCATAGACCACCCTGCTCCGCTACTATTAGCTTGGCATTGTACTTTTCTTTTAGATAATCTTTTGCTGAGTTGTGAGCAAAACGAGCTTTTGCATCAGTAATTAAGGTCTTAGTATCCATCATAAACTCCTATGAGTATTTAGATGGATACCCCTTGTGTAATTAAAAAGTTAAGAACCGGTTACAGTACCGGTCAACGTGATTGCGCCCCAAGAATTAGCGATGTTAGTAGTAGAAGGGGGAGTAAGCGTCATGGTAGTTGCTGAACCTGATGCAACAACAAGACCATCAGGAACTTCGTCCCAAATAGTATAGATAGTAATTACTGAGCCAGCATCACCGTTCGCACCCTGTGTACCATTACTTACAGCAATGAAGCGAATGAATGATGATAGATAACCGCTTGGGCCCGTACTTGCAGTTTGGGTGAATATAGTAGCGTTAGATGTGGTCAACGCATAGTATCCATTATTTGTTGCGATAGTGGGAGTGTTTCCGCTTCCACCTACTTTAGTAATACCGTTATATGATGTTCCTGCAATAGACACTGATCCTGATGTCGGAGAAGACATAACTACGGTGCCTACGTTGCTTGCAAGATTGTTAAACAATAAATCAATGCCAGAAACACCCGGATGTGATACCGTCATCTTGATTTGACCACCGGCATTAAAGAAATAACGTGCTGCATTACCACTAGCAAAAGTAGCAGTATGAGTAAATGTCAATTGGTTTGACCAAGTTGTTCCTCTAGTCGCAGTATTTGGAGTTGTTGAACCTTGTGCAGTTGCATTTAATCTGTTGGTATAGATAGTTGTCAAGTTAGTAGGAATAGCTGCATTGTAAGTAATGACCCCGCCGGCTGCTGGAACAGACACACTTGTAATACTAGAACCTTGATGTGATGCTGCACTAGCTGTGTTAGATACTAATGATGACCATTGAGTACTAGCTAGAATATTAGTTCCAACTGTAACGTTCCCTACAGCAGTCTGACCATAACCAGCATTGGTGCCGCCAGTTGCCCAAGTTGCATTTAAGGTGTTAACAGTGGTAGTAGGATTTCCTCCTACTAGCGTATTGAAATCTGCTGCCTGAATTGTACCAAATTGTGCGTAGGTCATTGTAAATCCTTATCTTACTGTAACTACAGCTTCTACTGAGCCTTCATCATCAGTGTATTTATCAATAAGTGCCCTACCTACGGTGTTGAAAGCGTTAGCTTCCCCTAATTTAGCTGCACGGGCTCTACCTTGTCCGGCGCTTACTAATCTATCACCTTTATTTACTTTACCAACTACGTTAACCTTAACTCGACCAGCAAGAGCAATAGCTGGGTGGGTTGCATCATCTCCGGCAGTTGCATTCATCATATAAGCAGCAGTCAGTGAAACAACACCAAATACTTTATCTGATAGATCATCTTTTACCGCAGTTACTTCTTTTTCGCCGCCCAGTTCAACGACTGTACCTGGATCGTATTCTTGGTCTGCTTCAAATCGTTCTGCAAGGTCAGCGTAAGTAGCTTGAATTCTTGAACCAGCAGTTAAGATCCAGTTACCTGTTATATTTCCTGCGGTCGTATTAGCACCGGTAGTAAGAGTTCTACCGTTAAACACAGTTGCGCCACCGAAGCTACCGACATTACCGACGTATGTAGGCAAATATGATTGCACGTTAGAGTTAGAATATGTTCCAGTAAACGAGATTGGGTCACCGTTTGCAAAATAATAGTTGTCTGTTACGATACCTACGCTGCCAGCGCCGGATATCATTAAGTTGCCATTCGTAATCCAAAGTGCAGTGCCGTTAACTCCGTTAGCAATACCGGATCCACTTAAGCTCCAAGTACCTGTCAAACTACCGTTTGTAGTTGCACTACCTGTTGTAATAGAGGTAGTGTTTAAGTTTGCAATAGTTGTTGTGCCACTTAATGTAGCATTTGCAATGTTTGCTTGAGTTGATATAGTCAAATAACTTGAAGTGAGGGTAGTAGCAGAAATTTCGTTAGTTGCAACTATATTGTTAGCTGACACTGAACCGGAAACAGTAATTTCTCCGAATGAAGTAGAGCCACCTGATGCGGTCGATGTTAGTGCTAACCAAGCAGCAGCATTAGCTTCTCCGTCTGATGGGCAAACGTACATTGTATTGTTGGTAGTATTAAACCACTGTTGACCGCGCAAAGGATTGGGCGGTGGAGTTGCTGATGCAAAGTTTTCGAGTTGATGTACAAAATTAGTATCTACTGCTTGACCGTACCCTGAAAAACTTCTGCCAGGCAGACCTAAAGAAGTACTAGTTGTGTTAATTGTACCATCAGCGATGGTCGTTAATACTGTTCCGTCGCTTTTTACAATTGTATATGCCATTTAAAAATTCTCCGTCAAATTATTTATCTTACTTTTTTTCGCTTAGTTATTTGGCGACTCTGGCCAAATCACTTCTTCCGGGGTAGCAAAAGTTTGCGGTATGTCTCTAAGTTGCTGTCTGTAAGTCGACCAAGCTTTTTTATTTCCAGGGTAGTCAGTTATTTGGGTATGATCACTGCTATTCAATCTATCATTGCGATCTAATCTTATCGTTTGCCAAGTTATTATTCTTTCTCTAACGGTTAAAGCTAATTTTCCATCAACTACCACCAATTGGTTATTGTTATTATTAAGTTCGTCAATGTATGCATCACGTTCTTCAACGGTAATTTCTATACAATCGTCGGGTAGCACAGGATATTCTATAACTTCAGTATCATAAAACCCTGAGGTAATTGGGCTATAGTAAATTGTCATTTTAATATCCGATTGCTACCCAGCGAATGGTGATGCCGCTGCCGCCGCCATCTGTACCAAAGAATGTGGTGAACCCTGAAGTAGTTGTGCTAGTAACTCCCGGTGCGCCTTGCGAACCGTCCCCATTTGACTGAGTAGAACCGCTACATACCGCGACTGAAAAGCTAGAAAATGATATCGGGTAAAAAACATTAGTATAGTTTTGTCTGTTCACGAATGCAGTGCCGTATTGCAGTAAAAATCCATTAGGTAAACGAGTCCATCCTGTTGCTGCGCCGGAGCCGGCTGTTGTAAAATCTGCCGCCGTTAATACACTTGCACCACCTTTAGTCAATGCTCCTGAAATAGCTGCTGACCCTGCGGTCAACGCTCCTGAAATACCCGCGCTGCCCGAAACAGACAATGAAGATAGTGTACCAACAGATGTGATATTTGGTTGTGCGTTTGTTGTTACTGTTGCGGCTCTGGTTGCTGTAGTTGCGCTTGTCGCACTGCCGGCACTAGTAGCAAAGCTTGCATTGGTAGCAGTAGTTGCAGATGTTGCAGTGCTAGCAGTAGTTGCCGATGATGCTGATCCGGCACTAGTTGCATAGGTTGCATTAGCTACTGCGCCAACCACGTTTGCCCCTGCTATTGCTGAAAGGGCAGAACCATTACCGAAAAATCTTCCACTGACCGTTACGTTGCCAGCAGAGATATTGCCAGAAACACTCAATGCAGATAGTGTACCAACTGAAGTAATATTTGGTTGAGCGTTTGAATACACTGTACCCGCTGTAAGAGCATTGCCAACTTGACCTGATATGCCGCTGCCAGCAATACCAGTTAATCCAGCTCCGTTACCGACAAATCTTCCACTAACTGTTACATTACCAGCAGTAATGTTGCCACTAACAGCTAGTGATGTTAGTGTACCAACGCTTGTAATATTAGGCTGTGCATTAGCAGTAACCGTAATAGCCGTTTCAGCCGCTGCTCCTGACGTCCAAGCTAGTCCGCCACTGCCAGTTGAGGTCAACACCTCTCCGCCAGCTCCGCCTGTGATTCTGAGATTAGCAACAGTACCTAGATTAACTACTTGTCCGGTAAATGTAGCATTGCCGCTTACGGCTAATGATGCAAGAGTACCAAGTGAAGTGATATTAGGTTGAGCAGCAGTTGTTACTGTGCCTGCTGTAGTGGCCGAAGTAGCTGTTGTTGCACTTGTCGCACTAGCAATTGTCCCCACAATGTTTGCAGCCGGAACATTAGTCAATCCCGCGGCATTACCTGCGAATATTCCACTGACTGTTACATTGCCGGCTGAGATATTTCCAGCAACAGCAAGACTTGACAATGTACCAACGCTTGTGATATTTGGCTGAGCATTAGCAGTAACCGTAATTGCAGTCTGAGCAGCAGCGGCTGAAGTCCAGCTCAAGCCGCCTGCACCATCAGTTGACAATACTTGACCGGATGCGCCGCCGGTTATGCGTACATTAGCAACTGGACCCAATGAAACATTACTAGCTGATGTTAAGTTAATAGTGCCGCCGCTGGTTAATCCGGTTAGTGTACCGATGCTTGTGATATTTGGTTGAGCCGCTGTTGACAGTGTGCCGGCAAGTAGTGATGCGCCAATAGTACCGCTGTTAGCGTAAACATTACCTGCGGTTACGTTGCCAGTAACAGCAAGGCTAGATAATGTACCGACACTTGTGATATTTGGTTGTGCGTTTGTTGTTACTGTCCCTGCTGTTAAGGCAGCGCCGGCAGTATCAGCATACGTTGCATTAGCAACTGTGCCGACAATATTAGCTGCGCTAATGCCGCTCAATCCGTTGAGTTTGGATCCAGCAGAAAGCGTCCAGTTGCCTGTTAGTTCGCCGGTTGTTGTGTTAGAACCGGTAGTAAGAGTTCTACCATTGAAAATCGTAGGGTTGCCTACCTCGCCCACATTTCCTACGTAAGTAGGTAAAAAGGCAGCAACGTTTGTATTAGTATAAGATCCGGC